TGTTGTCGGTACAAGCATAATATGTTGTATCTCCATCACTAAGATTGGCAGTAAAAGTCTCAAAACCAGTAACGGCTCCACCTAGGGTATAGGTACCCGTTCCACTGGTAGTGGTTGTTTCTTTTACTCTATCTGATATTACTAGTGCCATTACTTCAACTCTATTGTCAGATTCCCTGCATTAATTCTAAATATATCACCATCAGCTATTACTTTATTAACATCTAATGCACCTACAAATAAAATATTACCACTTGTTAAAGCATCTGCTACAAATACATGTGTTATTGTTTCTGTTGTGCCACCAGATGCTGGGTATTCAATACTAGCAGAGTTAGTGGCAGTTTGGGTGTCTGTTGAATCATCACCTATTGTAGTCCAGTTTGCAGCTGTTACTTGTTGTCTTGCATAGTTTGTAAATGTCGCTTCTGTTAAAGAACCTGTTTCTGCGGCAGATACGGCTGTTGCTAGTCCTACATAAATACTGTCTCCTGGACTAGAAAAGCTAAGAGAGTTATTTTTGAATATATAATGTAATATCCTTCTCTCTAAATAATTGGTTGCTGCATTTGATGTTGCCATTTTTAACTCCTATGTTCTTGGTCTAGAAGGTAGACCCATTCTATAGCCATCTGTGTTTTCTCTTGCTTCTCCAAAGTCTTTTAATCTTTCTATATAAAAAATGTAATTTTTTTCATATTGAGCTTGAACATCTGGCTCACCTTTCATAAAGTTGTATGCCTCTATTAAAGAACCATAAAGCAATGCAAAAGGTGCATTTGTACTAATCCAAGTTGTGCCACCATCAGCTCCTGCGGTCAAACTATCTGGTCTGTAATAATAATGTAACTCAACAGTGTAGTTTGCATCAGGAGTTGGTGCTACAATAAAATTAGAAATATCAAACTGTGCATAATACCTTGGCTTTCCTGTAGAAGAAGAACCATTGTAAGCCTCTTGTAAAAAATTAACATCTTTATGAAGCAAAAATTCTTCACTACCTGCTGTAGTTATTTGAAGAGAAAATGAAGAAAGATAATCTGATGGTAGACTTAAAAATTTATCATTTAAAGAAACAGCAGATGTTACGTTTTTTCTAAAGTAATCTAAATCTACAGATTTAAATATTTTTTCTTCTGCTGCTTTAATAAAATTATTTAAATTGTTTACAAAAACAGTTTCATCATTATCTGTATAATCTTGTATAGCTGTTTTTAATGTTGCTAATGTAAAACTCATTAATTTGTTATAGTGACAGGACCTGCTGAAGCAATGCCACCACCTCCCTTTTGTGTTATGGTTGAAGTAGAACCACTATCAAATGTATAATTATTATCATCTGTTTTTGTTATCGTAAAGCCACTTTCAGAATTTAGAGTTGTGCTAGAAATGTTACCTATAGAGGACACATTTCTAAACCTAACAGTGTCACTTGATGACCTTCCATGATTAGGTTCGTTAACGCTTATTGTTGTTGAAGATATTGTAATAGTAAAAGCATTTAAAGGTAATATGTTAGGAACAGCAGTTTCTGTTCTGTCTGGTCTTGCATCTTTGATAGCTTCAGAATCTGGCCTTGATCTAATAGGTTCTAATTGTGGATGTTTTTCCTCATACTCATCTTTTCCAACTATAGAACCATTCCATTCTTTTCTTGTGTCTTTTAAACGATATCTAAATCCAGACCTATCTGAAATTCTATAAGCATGTTTACCAGACGCAAAAGCCATTATCCAACCTTATAATAATCTAATTTTGGAACAACGTTAAAAGAAGATCTATCTCTATCTTCTGCCATAGCTCTTTCAAACTCTTCTTCATAAACACTTTTTAACAATTGTATCCTATCAGGAGCTTTTTTCATTGCTATATAATAAGCCAATCCTGCGGTAAGACAAGGGTAAAACCTAAAAGGCACTTCCATAGTATTAATAGCACTATCTGCGTCTTGTATGCGTGTTAAAGCATCATAAACAATTACGTCTGTACTATTTTCTGGAGTTGGGTATAATTTTAAATTTGGTGTAATTTGTCTGTCTAAAAAATATTGAGTTGGTCTGCTTGTAGATGTCTTATTAGGAAGATTTAAAAAAGTATCTCTACTTATTCTCGTCATAGAGAAATCAGTGCCGCTCCTCCTTACAACCAAAGATAAAACATCAATTACATCTGTGTCTAAGCTATATTCTGAATCATTTGCAGTAAGTGCTTGTGTTCTTTGTTGAATTGTCCATTGATTTAAACCACGATTTGCCCACTCTGCTAACATAATATTCATAGAACGTCTAGCTGTTTGCAAATCGTAGCCAGTTCTAACTTCTAAACCACATCGCTCAAAAGCTTCTTCGATGTACTCCGCTACATCTAATTCAAAATTTGTTGAGCTTGATGTAGCCATTAAGCTTTGCCGCCTTTTTTCATTTTCTTAGCCATTCCACCACCACGCATTTTTTTAGGTTTCATAGCCATCCCACCGCCTCTCATTTTTTTTACTTTACCAGAAGCCATCATTTTTCTTGGACTCATAGCCATTTTAATCTCCTATAATATGTTTCTCGTTGCTCATAAATGTCTTCAACATTATATTCATTATAATATTTATCATAATAACCAAGTTTCTTCAATTTATTTGCACTTTCTTGAAGCTTACTTAATCTTTGAACAAATATCAAAGCATATTCTTTTTCAACAATTTCTTCAAACGAACCATCATCAATCAGATCATTAACATCGTCATCTGGATGAAATCCCATTAACCAAATATCTTTTTGTTTAAAAAAACCTTTGCTTATTTTTTCGTTAAGTTCATTTAAGTTATTATGGAAATCTTCATTGTTTTGATAGTTCATATCAACAATTATTATTAAGTCTTTGTTATCTTTGAAATAATTTATTAAGGTATATATTAAATTATTATTAGATAAATTTTTGAAGGCAAAAGAAACTTTTTCGTTAGCCCATGAACTTTTAGCAAAAGGACAAGAAGGTAAATTATTATAATTTTTATTAGGTATTTCTAATGCATGCTGTGACCACAAACGTATTTCTTCACAAATTTTGTCTTCAACATTTATGTATTCATCCATTACTTTTTCTTTTTTCGTCTAGCTGCCTCTACTCTTCTAGGCTTTCCAGCTGGTTGACCTAATCTTTTCTTTTGAGATATGCGTTTTCTTTTTTCTGATGTTGACATTTCTGAAGCAGTTTTAGGTGTTTTAGAAGATATACGTTTGCTAGGTCTACAATAAGGTGTGCCACGCTTTTCTCCCTTTTTTCTACCACAAGCCTTACCAGTCCTTACATCTTTCCAGTCCTCTTTAAACCACCTTTTAAGAGCTAATCCAGATTTTGTTTTACGAACAGCCATTATCTAAACTTTGTTACTTTTCTTCTGTTTTCCATAACAATACCACAACCTCTTGCAATATTAGGATTTTTTGATGGTCTCTTAACTTTGCCTTTAGAAACATCTCCACCATATTTCATTTTTACAACACCACCATCTGCTTTTTTCTTAGCATTACCCCAATTTTTAGCACCCTTTTTTCTACACGAGGCTATAGCTCCTGAAGCATAAGCTGATGGAAAAACTTTATAGCGAGCTTTAACTTTTCTGTAACAGGCGTCTTTTGGCATTATTTTTTACCTTTACATTTTTTTTCTTTTTCTTTTTGTTCGGTGGTTTTGAGATTTGCTGACTCATTTGAGAACGACCCATAACCATTTAAAATACCTTTTCAAGCACTGCAACAACTATAATGACACCATAAACACCCCATATCCTACTATCCAAAGATTTAAGTTTATCTTGTATTTCTGCATATCGCCTATTGCATTCACTTTCGTGTTTTTCTAATAATTTTAAAACATCTTCTGCTTTCATATTAACACTTCCACCTTCTTCTGGCTTGTCTTAAACGACTGTTAGGATTTTTTGCTGCTTTAGGAAACTGCTTCATTTGACCTGCACTTCTAGCACAAAATGATTTTCTTCTTTTAGCAGCCTTGCTACCTTTTTTGACTTTGCCAGTAACAGCTGTTTTTAACTTACTCCCAGGGTTCTCTCTTCTATATCGAGCAACACCTGCTTTAGTCATTCCCGCTCCAGAC